CAGAGTCAATCTGGAAAGGCGAAGACAAGATCACGGCCGGACAGAAAGAACATCACAGCACCGACTGGCACTGGGCGATGGAATACGCGAAGCAGGGATGCCCAGACTCGCACGACTATGACACACACCTTGCGGGGCTCGAAGAGAGAACACGTGAGTTCTTGGAGCGTAGGCGGCCTATTCTGGACAGGCTCGCAGAAGAACTTCTCTGCAAACGGACACTGGACGACGTTGCCCTGTTCGATTTCCATGAGCGGCACTGGAAAGGTTAGTCCACTGGCGACCGCGTAGGATTGCGCAGGACGCACGATCGCAGGGCGGGTCGTAGGATATGAGGTGCCCGAACGGGGCTAGTTGCGGCTGACGTGGGCCGCGTGGAAGCGGGGCAGGGCGTCGCCCCAGCGGAGCAGTTCATCGACCACGCGGAGACACTCATCCTGCCATTCGTCCAGGTCGATCAGCCCGTCGCCGGCCAGATAGGAAAGATGTCGCAGCCCCTCCCGCAGATCGGCGTCGCTTTCGACGTTCGCCAGCCAGCCAATGACAATCAGCCCGGCCACAGCCGCCCCCGGCCAACAGTCCACCCCGTCCTGCCCGTCGGCTTCAAGAAGCGCCTCCAGGGGCAGAAGATCGAACCGCTCCGCTTCCGGCAGGTTCGCCAAGAACTCGTGCGCTTGCAAGATGTCCATTTTCGCTCCTTTCCGTGTGATTACGGTAATCGCACGGCTCCGGCCGCCCGTCCGTTGCCCGCCAGCGCCGGGTCCACGCCGCCGCGGTCCCACTCCCACGACATGATCTTCGGCGTCGGCTCCGTCTCAGCGATGACGGATTGCGCCATCGCTCTGCCCAACATTCCGCCCACCACGTCAACCGGGCGGTCGAACTCCGGGTCCTCCGCGATGTTGAGCACCGTCTTGCGGTACTCGTTCTTTCGCACCGCGCCGTAACGCATCGCAACTTCCCACTGCTTCAAACTCATCTCGTCGTCATTGACGGTGAAGGGGGCCAGCCAGATTTTTAATCCGGGCTCGCCGAACATCGGGGCCAGCCATGCGGTGAGCCCTTGGCTGAACAATTCCGCCAACGGGTTGAGCACGTTTTCGCTGAGCGTTGCTTGCGCCACCAGCATGGCCGCTCTGTTCCCATTCTCGACTTGCCCCAGCGCGAACGGGCTGACGCCGAAGGCTTGGAAAATGCGGGCCTTGGTAATCTGCCCGCTGGCGAGAAAGTCGAGTTCTTGCGGCGTCAAGGAGAATCGGTCGTACCCTTCGATCAATCCATCGACGAAGAGCACCCCGCCGCGATTGATCGGGCCGGTGTGCGACTGGAGCGCGTCGCGGATCTCGTGCTTTTGATCCTCGGTCAACACTGGGCGGACGCCTTCGCCGGTGCCCAGCATGTTCGGTTGCCGCCCGACCCGGACGATTGCCGAAGGATTGATTCCTTGCTTCGCGCTTCGATACTGCGCGTTCTCTTGGGCTTCGTCGCACGCGATTGCGGTGGCTTGCGCCTGGACTGGCGACAGCGCACCCCCCAGCGGGTCGCTCGGGTCGGGAAGCGAAAGATGGACCAGGCTGTCGTTCCCAACCTCAAATCCTTCGCCGGTTGCGTTCTTGGGGCGGATTCGCCAGCGGCCCTCAAGGATGTCAATCGGCGTCACCCACGACGTGGGGATCGGCCAGCATTCTCGCCGCTTGCCTTCCATCGGCAGCCACAAGAACGAGCGGCCCGTCACAAGCAGATTCGCCGCGGCGGAGTAGAGCAACGCCCAGCGCGTGGTGATCGGGTTTGGATCGTCCAGCAAGTCGAGAATGGGGTGCGTGGGCAACGGTTCGATGTTGTCGCCGACGGCTTTCAGGTGGCGGGGCAGGGACAACTTCTTGCCGGTGGGCTTCCCCACGCGGCCGACATACACGTCTTGCCCGGCGATCTTCTGGCTGATTGCCCGGACGCAGCAGAACACCCACCCAAGATTGTGACGATACTGCTCGCTGGCCTTGGAGAGGGAAGAGGGTTGCGAGTACACCCCGCCGGGCGAAGACGTGAGCGCGCGGCTTGCGCGCGACTCCACGCTGGCCTTCGCCGCGATGTAGGATCGGTCTGCCGCGTCAAGTGCTTTGCCGATTGCGTCCATCGGATTCGCTTTCTGCCTTGGCTCTGGCGTAGGCCGCGGTCTCACTTTGAACCCGAAGCCTGTCCCGCGCAATCACTTCCGCCATAGCATCGCGTTCCGCTTCAATCACCCGGATCTTGCGGTTCGCCGCGTCAAGATCGGATTCAAGGTCGAGGATCTTGCGGCGGAGCTTCTCGCCGGAGTGCTTCGTCGATATGGGCAGCGTCCACACGGTCACGCCCTCTGTGCCAAGACTTTCGCCAATATGGCCGTTTGGTCCCGGATTGCGGCGGCAAGCTCCTTGATCGGGTTTTCGACTTTGCGGCCCACCAGGGACAGGACCGGCTCGCCGTCGATCCGGTCGGGCAGCGTGCCCTCGACAATGACGGCCTTGCCCGCCTTGACGGCACCGCTGATATGGTGCAGCCAAGTGGCAAGGTCGATGTTGGCGAACTCTTCCCGCTCCGGCGGGAGCGCGCCCACCTTCTTGCACTCGGCAGCCACGGCATTGAACTCCGGGGCGTGGAGCGGCTCTTGCAAAAAGCCCGTCTTGGTGGAGAGGCAGACGCCGATCCGCTGCCCGGGGATGCCCGCGGGAAAGCGACGCATCAGCGCGCCGCTGACCTCCGGGATTTTCGTCGGATCGAACCGGCCGCGGATGCGCCGGTCGAGCGGGAGAAACCACAGATTCTCATTCTGCGGCCCCGCCACTTCCACGGTTAGGGTGTCGCTTGCTTTCACCATCGGTCACGTCCTTTCTGGGGTGAATACCCCGCTGCGTCACGCCTGGAATTGAGTGCCCTTCGCAAAGGCGTTGGCGTCCATGACCCGGCCGCCGAAGCGCGCGAACCGTCAACAAGGCGAGGTTCGCCAGCCGCAACGTCCTGCCTTCCGTTGTGATTTCGCTGGCCAAACCGACACGCCTGTACATCCGATAACGGCGCAGGTCGCCGCAGAAGGCCGTCGCATTCGGGATGTCATTCTGGACGCGCCACGGCTCGGCAAAGATGTTGTAGTCGCCAATCGCGTAACCGTGGGCTCCCTGCTCGTAAGTCGGAGCGAGCCGGATCTGACGCACGCGCTTGTAGGTTGTGTCGTTGGAAACGAACGCCACGCCCGGGCCGGTTCTGTATTGAAGGCCGATGCCAATATACAGGTTCTCGACTTCAGTATTGGCCCAGGCGCCGCCGACACCAGCCGCGGGCGCGCCGATGTCGGTCAAGCCGCCGGCATTCGTCAAGCCGGTGGGCTGCGAAGTGCCATTCCCGACGGCGATTACTTTGTCCAACTCGGCCGCCAATCTCTCCCCGATTAAGCTGGTGAGCGTGTTACCGATGTCCACGATCGAATCCAAGGCAACATCCCGGCAGATCTCGATGGCACATACGACCGGATGGATTGTCGTGTCGATCGCCGCCACAAGCGCGTCGGTAGTGAACGGCGTAATGGCCGTAGCGTCGGCCACGCCCCAGGTCAACGTCGGGGTCCCGATGCTCGCGCCCTCGACGCGCCGCCCGCGGCCGATGTCCTGAACATCGACGAACGGGTAGAGTTGCCCGGCCAATAATGGAAACGTCACGATGTTTTGATCGGCCACGATCGGCGCGATATCCAGCCCGCCGCTGGTAACATCGTCCAGCAGGGCCTTCACCCTAACCCAGCTGACTTCGGGTTCGTACTCGCCGCCGACGGTGCCGCACCACGGCAGTTCTTGCTTGGCGACTTCCAGGATGTCTTTCTCCCACTCCCGCCACTCCACGGGAAGGCCGGCGCGCTGCGCGACGTGCTTGAAGTAGACCCCGCAAAGCGCGTTTTCGATTTCGCTCGGCAGCTCGACTTCGCGCCCGCGGTGGTCAACCACCGGCTGGCCCGTCAGCAGGTGCCGCGCCTTGTGCTTGACGTTGCTGAACTTCTCCAGCGGAGACTTGACGCGAAGGCCAGCAAAGGCTTCGCTGCGGCTCAGGCTCGGGGTCTTCGTTTGGGTTTCGGTTTGCGTTTCCACGTTCATTTCCTCCACTTGCGAAAGTGTGATT